CAGACATCGCTAAACTTAAGCCGTGGGAGTTCGAGAAACTTGAAAAAGAAATTGACCAAGCACGAGCCGAAGGGCGAATAACTCAATAACTAACCTCAAATAGAGGAAGGATAGAAAAATGGCTTTTAATTCAGCTTCAGGGTACAATAATTTACCGACAGGTAATTTTGCTCCCGAAATCTTTAGCCAAAAAGTTCTTAAGTTCTTCCGTAGAGCTTCGGTTGCAGAAGATATTACGAATACCGACTATACTGGCGAAATTGAAAACTTTGGTGATACTGTTAACATAATGAAAGAACCAACACTGACTGTGTCTTCATATTCAAGAGGTTCTGTAGTTAACCCACAAGACTTGGCAGACGATCAAATCACATTGACTGTCGACCAAGCCAATGCTTTCGCATTTAAAATAGACGACATCGAAGAGAGACACTCTCACATTAACTTTGAAGCATTAGCAACTTCTTCAGGTGCTTATGCTCTAAAGAGAAAGTTCGATGCAAACGTTCTTCAATCCCTATCTGACGGTGCTGGAATTGCCGCATCTGCAGTATCAGGTACAACTTTAACAACTACTGCCGCTGCAGGTACATTAGGAACAACTGCTGCTCCTATCAACGTTGAGACAGACGATGCAGGTATCAATATGATGCTCGCTATGGCTAGACTTCTTGACGATGAGTCTGTACCTGAAGAGAACAGATGGTTTGTAGCACCTCCAATTTTCTATGAGAAAGTTTTCCAAGCAGGAAACAAGATTGCTGAAGTTCAGGTAACTGGCGACGGTACATCTCCTCTAAGAAATGGTCTTGCAACAGTTGGAACTCTTGCGGGTTTTAGATGTTACAAGTCTACAGCTTTAAATAGCTCTGGTGGAATTGATCAGGTAACATTAACAGATGCTGCTGGTACATTAGCTACTGACGCAACTGAAAATGTTGTTTTAGCTGGTCACATTTCATCATGTGCAACAGCGTCCCACATCGCAAAGACAGAAGTGGTACGTTCAACTGAATCATTCTCCGACGTCGTTAGAGGATTGCATGTCTTTGGAAGAAAAGTTCTAAGACAAGAAGCAATCGTTCGTGGCGTTGTAGACTTTGCGTAAGGGAGACTAGATAAATGGCTACTTATACTATTACAGGTGCTACTGCTGGTGTTCCACTTGGCATTAAACCTCAGATTATTGAAGTTGTTCTCGACTTCTCTAGCACTAGCTTAACTACTTCAGATTCTGTCGAAGTTTTTGAAATGAAAGCTAATACACTTGTTCTTATGGCAGGTGTTGAGGTTCTCACTGCAGCATCAACTGGTTCTCCAGTTCTTGACTTAGGTGATGATGCTGATGATGACTTGTACGTTGCCGCTTTAAGTGGTACTGCTACTGGTCATGAGATCAACAACGCAGCAGGAACTGCAAAGCTATACACTGCCGCTGATACTATCGACTTAATTGCTAATACAGCAACTTTCGACGGTAAGGTCAGAGTGTTCGCAGTTATAGCAGAGCTTGGCACTGCAGAAACTGCAGCATCCTTTGCTTAAATAACTAACTCAGGAGGGCAGGGCAACTTGCCCTCTTGACAACAATGAGGTAGCGTATGTCTGAAAAAGGTACAATGAAAGGTCACACCATCAAAGGTGGTCATAAACGCAAAACCAAAGATGGTGCAGGTATGACTGCGAAAGGTGTAGCTAAGTATCGTAAAGACAATCCCGGATCAAAGCTCAAGACTGCTGTAACTGGCAAAGTCAAGCCGGGGAGCAAAGCTGCCAAACGAAGAAAGTCCTATTGTGCGAGAAGTGCAGGGCAAATGAAAAAGTTTCCTAAAGCAGCAAAAAATCCTAATAGTCGTTTAAGACAAGCTAGAAAGAGATGGAAATGCTGATTTCAATTAACTTCACACTATTTAAGTTTTTTAATACTATAGCCACCAAGTTTTACAATCGCTATGTACGAATGTTACACAAGTCACAAGGTAGATAATGGTCACAGTTGAGCAGTTTCTGAAATGGAAGATACTACCGAGATGTATGATGCTTGCAAGCACAGTTATGTCTTGGAGGTGTGCTGAGTGGTTCATGGATTTAGATGCACCCACAGCAGCTCAATCAGCATTTGTATCCGTCGTTATGGGCGTGATGACAGGTGTTTTTGGTATTTGGATGGGTCACGAACACAAGGAGCATAAATAATGTTAGGTGCATTGATAGGTCCTATAGCTAGCCTTGCAGGTTCGTGGATGGAAAGCAAGGTAGAGAAGGTCAAGGCTGATGGTCAAGCTAAAGTAGCACAAGCCAAAGCTAAAGCAGTCGTCGCAGAAAAAGTAGCAGCAGGAGAAGTTGCTTGGGAGAAGTCTATGGCAGATGCCACAGATGGATCGTGGAAAGACGAGTTTGCACTTATTGTTCTTCTACTACCTGCTATATTAGTCTTCATTCCTAGTATGACAGAATATGTACGAGCAGGGTTTGAAGTTTTAAATACGTTACCAGATTGGTATCAGTATCTTTTATTTATAGCCGTTAGTTCTTCTTTTGGAATTAAGGGCGTTGGTCAGGCAATGAAACTTATGGGGAAGAAGTGATGTTAGATTGGATTAAATGGATATTCAAAAGTTCTAACAGAGACTTATCTAAACACAGATTGCACACAACTAAATATCAAGACTTGTGCATGTAAACAGCGAGGAAAGCAAATGGCTAAGAAAAAAGGAAGTCCTAAACCAAAAAACCCAAAGCTTTATGCTTCAGTAAAAGCTGCGGCCAAAAAGAAGTTCAAGGTATATCCTTCAGCGTATGCAAATGCTTGGTTGGTTAGGGAGTACAAGAAACGTGGTGGTACTTACGCATGAGTTTAACCAAGTGGTTTAAAGAAGATTGGCGTGATGTCAAGACAGGAAAGAAGTGTGGTCGTTCTGGTAAAGATAAAAAGAAAAGACCTTATCCTGCATGTAGACCTAAAGCCGTAGCAAGTAAGATAAGTAAGAAAGAAGCAAGTAAAAAGACAGGACCTGCAAAGGTTAAATGGTCTGTTACTGCATCAGGTAAAAGACGTAAACCGACAACAAGGAAGAAAGCATGAAGTACGAACGTGATGAACTAGTTAAGATGATAGCTTTACACGAAGGACTTCGCCTTCAAGTCTACCAAGATCATCTAGGCATCGATACGATTGGAATCGGGCGTAACTTAGAGGACAGAGGTATCACAGACGGTGAGCTATCTTTCATAAACAAGACTATGGAAGATGTTTACGAGACAGGTCTTACTGAAGAAGAAGCGTATTATCTCTGTATGAATGATATAGCAATTGTAGAAAAAGAGCTACTAGAACGAAAGCCAATAGTAAATCAACTTAACGATGTACGACAAATGGTGCTTGTAGATATGTCATTTAATATGGGTGTTCCTCGTCTTATGAAATTTAAAAACATGTGGATGGCGATAGAAAAAGTAAATTATCCTCTAGCTTGTGAAGAGATGATTGACTCAAGATGGGCAAACCAAGTAGGTAATAGAGCTATGAAGTTATCCCTAGCTATGAAAAATGGAGAGTGGATATGACCGAAGAAAAGAAGAAATGTGCAACATGTGAATGTTATGAATGTGATTGCGAAGAGTGCAATTGCGAATGTCACAAAGAAGATAATGATGAGGAGGTACAAGGAGTACCAGTGTGATTGAGTTCGTACTAGTGGTTATGATGGGGTTAAAGATAATAGACCAAACACAAACCTTCGATAACATAGATAGGTGTTTGTATTTTGCAGTAAGATTAAATGATCAAGCAACTATACCACAAAGGGAAGGACCTAACTTACAAATAACAGCGTATTGTAAACCGATAAGGAAAAAGTAAGATGTTAGCAGAATTAGCCGCAGCCAATGCCGCCTTTTCGGTTATAAAACAATTCGTGTCCAACGGTAAAGAACTGAGTGGCTGTGCAAAACACATAAGCGATTTTGTATTTTCAAAAGAGACAATAGAAAAGAACCTTAAGAAAAAGAAAGCTAAAGGTGTAGGGGGTTCAGACTTAGAAGAGTTCATGGCTCTTGAGCAAATAAAAGAAAAAGAAGAAGAACTCAAGAAGATGATGATTTACTTAGGTCGCCCCGGATTGTGGCAAGATTGGCAAGCCTTTCAAGCCGAAGCTCGTAAGTCCAGACGCTATCAAGAAAAGATGGAAGAGAAGCGTAGAGAAGAGTTGATGGAATACGTAGGCTACGGAATAGCATTTATAGTTGTATTATTCTTTGCAGGATTGTTAGCTTGGGCAGCAGGTAAATGGGTAGGAAAGTTTTAAGTCCGTGCGTGGGGGTTTGTACGCTCAAAAACAATGTGTGTATAGGTTGCAAAAGAACTATAGAAGAAATTAAAAAGGCATACAAAGATACAAAGAGATTGACACAAGGCTAACTTATCTGTATAATCCTAAAAAGGAGTACATCTATGAAGAAATTAGCCGCCCAAGCTTTAGCTTTTCAGTACAGATTACAGATTGAAAATGCACAAACCATATTAAACAACAATAACGCAGCATTAAATATGGTAGATCAAGCCTTACACGACATGACAAATGCTACTGAAAAATTAAAAACGCTAAACAATATGATGATCAATTCTGTAGAAGAAATTAAAAAGAATGAGAAAGATTCATAGTGAGTATATACAGAGTAATTAAATTAAAAAAAAAATTTACGATTACTAATACCCCTTAATACTAAACCTTACAGGCTACTAACTCCACAGCAGATAGTAGACATTAATAAAAAACTAAATAGCCCTTCTCGCAAAGCTCAAAAGAGACGTCACTATTTAGAATCTACAAAAGTCCAAGAGAAACTTAAACATGGCGAGCAGTTATCTAGTATTAATCAACAACGTGCTAAGAGATCTAAATGAAGTAGAACTGACAGCGTCTAACTTTGCTTCATCTAGAGGTATTCAAACTGCTGTAAAAGATTACATTAATCGTGCAATTGATGACATAATTAATTCAGATACAGAGTGGCCCTTTACAGTTCTACAAGCTAGTTTTACAACAACTGACGGTACACGACTATACACAAAAGAGTCAGCAGCTAAAACAATAGATTATGATAGTTTCTTATTTCTTGAATCTGCAGATAAGTCAGAGAAAAAGTTAAGATATTTATCGTATAGTGAATATCTTGATAGTTATCACGAAAGAGATACAGATCCTACAGGCAATTCAGAAGATACTCCTGTGTATGTATACACAAACCCTCAAGATAAGATTGGACTATCCCCTGTACCTGATTCGTCAACATATACTATAAAGTATTTCTACTACACAACACACACTCCTTTGAGTGCAAGTACGGACACATCAATTATACCTCTACGTTTTGAAAATGTAATTATAGAACGAGCAAAGTACTATGCTTTTACACTTAGGGGTGAAACACAAAATGCACAACTTGCACAAGTACAGTTTGACAAATACATCAAACGTATGCGTGTTGAGTTAATCAATAAGCAAATTTATATGAGAGCTATATAGAATGCCAGAGCTAAGTCAGACAGGTGCATTTCCTTTTTCATGTGAAGGTGGTTTGGTTCTTAATCAGTCTACACTCACAATGAAACCCGGACAAGCTCTTGAATTGCTTAATTTTGAACCTGACATTGAAGGTGGGTACAGAAGGATAAGTGGCTTTTCAAAATATGTAAACGCTATAGTACCCCAAACAAGTGCATCGACTGAAGAAGTACTGATGGTTGCAACGTTCGGATCTACTGTGATGGCTGCACGTGGAGAAAAGATATTTAGTGCAACTCCCGGTGGATCAAGTTGGACAGAAAGAGATACAGGTCGAACAAGTGCAGGTACATACACTTTTGAAAGATTTAACTTTGATAATAACGATAAAATAATTGTTGCGGATGGTGCAAATGCCCCTACTGTATTTAACTCATCTTTTACAGCAACGGATGTAAGTACAAGTGCAGTAGCAGGAGCTAAATTTGTAGCTTCATTTAGAGATCACATGTTCTATGCAGGTATGTCTAGTACACCACAAGAAATGGTCTTTAGTAAACCTTTTGATGAAGATGATTTTTCAGGTGGTTCAGGTTCAGGTTCTATTGCAGTTGACGATAAAATAACAGGTCTCAAGGTTTTCCGTGATAACTTAATTATATTTTGTGAAAACCGTATATTTAAATTAGCAGGTTCTTCTGTAGCTGATTTTACTGTCGCAGATATAACAAGAAACATTGGATGCCCAAATGGACAAACAATTCAAGAATTTGCAGGTGATCTTATCTTCTTAGGTCCTGATGGACTACGTACCATAGCAGGTACTGCAAGAATTGGTGACGTGGAGTTGGGTACAATCAGTTCAAATGTACAACCATTGTTCCTTGATAATGTTTCTTCGTCAAGTAAATTTACATCGCTTGTAATACCAAACAAGACACAGTACCGAATATTTTTTACTAAAACAGGAATATCCGAAACAGTAACAAAAGGTGTTATGTGTGTCCTCAAAGGACAACAATTTGAGTTTGGAGAGTTGAGAGGTATACGACCAACATCTACTGATACATTTGTATCTTCAGGAGATATTATTGCTATACACGGGTCAGGAGATGGCTACGTTTACAGACAGGAGTCTGGTAACGATTTCGATGGCACATCTATAAATGCAAGATATCGTAGTCCTGACATATCTATGAACGATCCGGGGATACGAAAGTATATGCAAAGAGTTATACTTAACTACGCACCTGAAGCAGCTATAGATGCTGATATGTTTCTTAGGTATGATTATGAAGATGCAAACGCACCACGCCCTGCGGCGTACCCTTTAGATTCAACAAACGTAGTCGCCATATATGGCACGTCACTGTACGGCACAGCAACATACGGGGGTGCAACTCAACCTCTTGTAAGACAAGCAGTTGAAGGATCAGGATTTGCTGTAGCCTTAAAGATACAAGATGGAGGTACGACTGCACCTTATTCACTTAAAGGATTTCAATTAGAATATCAACTAGGAGCAAGAAGATAGATGGGAGCTACATACACAAGACAATCTTCTTATGCTGATGGAGACGTAATAACCGCAGCTCATACCAATGATGAGTTCAACCAGTTATTAGCAGCGTTCCAAGCAAGCACAGGGCATACCCACGACGGTACAGCCAATGAAGGTGGTCCTATAACTAAAATGCTTGGTACATCTCTTACACTTGGAGATGGTACTGCAGCCACAGATATAACTGTCACATTTGACGGTGAGACTAACGACGGTGTCCTTAAATGGATGGAAGATGAGGATTATTTTGAGTTCAGTGATGACATACTTGTTGCTTCTACAGAGAAGTTACAATTCAGAGATACAGCTTTATACATCAACTCAAGTGCCGATGGACAACTTGACATCGTTGCCGATACAGAAGTCCAAATAGTTGCACCAACAATTGACATAAATGGTGATGCAGACGTATCAGGTACACTTACATATGGTAGCCTATCTGATGGCTCGATAACTATTACAGCATTTGTTGACGAAGACAACATGGCATCCGACAGTGCCACTCTTGTACCAACACAACAATCTGTAAAAGCGTATGTAGACTCACAAGTTACTGCACAAGACCTAGACTTTCAAGGTGACAGTGGAGGTGCATTAAGTATTGACCTAGACAGTGAGACTTTAGATATTGCAGGTGGCACAGGTATTGATACAACAGGTTCAGGTAACACACTTACAGTTGCTATTGATAGTACAGTCACTACACTAGCAGGTTCACAAACACTTACAAATAAAACACTTACTACTCCTGTAATAAGCAGTATCAGTAACTCAGGAACTGTTACGTTACCTACAGCTTCAGATACATTAGTAGGTAGAGCTACAACAGACACACTGACTAACAAAACCATTGATGCAG